CCTGCAAGCGTGACCGTAGCCACCTGATTTTGGCTCAGATCCCATGAAATATTTGAGCCATCGCTCAAGGTTGTCATATTAAAGTTTTGAGCTTTAGTGTATTCCCGCGCAGTTGCAGTTAACTCGGTAGATCCAAAAAGCTCAGTCGTTGTAATCTTTTTGTGAGCCGTTGCACTGGCATCATAAATAGCAAACGCATCAGCCGCTACCGGGCTCCCGCTCAGCGCACTTTGAGCGTTGATGTCTACCGTGATCGTGCCAGTGGATGTAATTGCACCGCCTGTTGCCATTCCCGCTGTAGCAATGTTGGTAACGGTGCCGCCGGTGCCGGGGAATATTTTGGTGTAATTGATTGCATCCGATCCGAGCGAACCGCCGGTATTGCTGGTGCATAAATAGAGATCGTCACCGTTGTCAGTCCCATCTTGAATCGCAATAAGCTGACCAACAATTTCATCCCAAGCATCCGCTTCAGTTGAACGGCTCGCGGCCCCACTTGATGGAACTGTGTAAATTCCGTTTTCAGCGGCACTAGTCTGCGATTTGACTAGCACCGAATTTCCAGTGCTTAGAGATACATCGTCAATCGTCACGCCGTTTGCAATTCCACCGCCTGACAAGTTCACGTTTGCCGTAGTAGCAGCTCGCACTGTAAGTCTGGTGCGGATACCGGCCAGCGCACTGTCAACGTATTGCTTGGAAGCAATGCTTAGATTTGCTGATCCCATCGAGGCCAGCGTTGAGCTTGCATTAATCCCGCTGAACGTGCCGCCGGTTATTGTTTTGCCTGTAAAGGTAACGGCTGACGGGATGCTGATGGTTGGGTTGCCGCTTACACCGTTACCGTTTGCAAGCGTAATCTCGTTTGAGGTGCCGGTGATCGTTCGCGGCTCCGCGGAACCACTGCCGGCATGCGCTATTATGCCATTCCCCTCGGTTGCTAAAAGATTTGTAAAAACTTGCGCGGGGGTCTGAAACTCATACGCTGTTTCGCCGCTGTTTACGCGCAGCATTTTCCCCCCTGCGCTTGAAAGCGCGTCAGGCAAAATAATGCTATCAACCACGGCTAGGCTGTTACCATCTGCCGAAAATCCTAGAGGCTTACTGGCGCGAGCTGACGCTGCATCCGTAAATTCGGGAGTTGTAATCGTCGTAGTTTTTGAAACTTTAAAAGAGCGATCAAGCTGCTCTTGCAGATTCTGTGTGATATACGTTAGACGATCGAGCGCGTTCTCATGGGAGTCACTCGGGAAAGGATCGTTCTCAACATAGTCAGTGCCTTGCGTTAGCGTGAGGTTACGTCGGATAACAACTGTCTCTCCGCTCGCCGGTATATTGCCGCTGGTAAATACAACATTCCCACCGCTGTCGTTGCCGGCGTTTGTAACTGTATAATGCGTAGTTAAAGTTTTAGTTGTTTCAGTTCCCGCCGCTGCTCGAATAATTACCTGTAAATCCGCGTCTGCAAAAATTTTAAAGCCATAAGCAAAGGTCGTTGTCGAGCCATTGCCAGAATATGAATTTTTGGTCGTTGTACTACTTACACTCATTCCTCAATGCCTCTCACTTCCTGCTCAAGGTTTTTAGTTTGCTCGGATGTCATAAATTCAATATATCGATTTAGGCCGCGCCCAAACTTTGGATGCTCGATCAGCTCTTGCTGAGCGGCTTGCCTCGAACTAAGCCATAATTTTTGTAAATTGAGCTGCAACTTTTCGCGCAGCGATTTAAATTTTGGATCTTTAGCGCGCTCTAATAATTTTTTAATTGTGGGATTTTGCACGTAGTTGGTCATCTGCTCCCAGCCTAGCGAGTGGGCGCGCTTCTGAAACCAGTAACGTCCCTCATCTGTCAATCCGATTGGCTCATCTAAATTTGGAACCGATATAGCTGCCGGTGCAGGTGCCAAAGATATTGTGCCGAGAATCTTGGCTGCATTGACAACCGGGTCATTGCGATACTTTTTACGATAGATTGGTGAAATAACGTCAGGCCCGTACGCTAAATCGTAAGACTTGGTTTGCGGGTTCCAATTGCCGGCATGTACGTCCTCACCACGCAACGATACGAGCGGCTTGAGGTCTTTTGATAAGCCCGGCAACTGCCCTTTAACTCTCTCAATAAAATTAGCCGCATCCCTGATAAGAGGATCATTTAGACGCTCAACATATGCCGCAACCCGCGGCACCAGACTTGTGCCGAGGCTTTCAAAAAATTTGCCCCCATATCTCCTCGGGTCTTGCGTCAACGCGACGAGATTTGAGAACCCTTCCATAAAAGTTTTATTCGATACGTTGTAGAGCGTAGCTCCAAGTGCCGCGCCGACAACGTCATTAAAATCAACATCAGCATCTTGGTCTGAAAGCGGCATCCCGGCTGTATTGACCATAATTTCACTGGCATCAGCCCACGCGCCGATAATAGAGCTTAACGGCTCCATGCCCTGATAACTAAAATACTCCCCCCCAACTTTGATGCTGTACGGTTGCCAGCCGCTCTCTCTTAGGATTCGACGCATGTTTGAATCTGCCGGCCCCCCGCCGGTAATGTCACCAGTGGCAGCAAGGCCAAACATCGTAACGCCGATACTAGTACCAACAGAAATTCGCGCAATTGCTTCATCGCGAGCTGCACCGCCGGCTTTAAGCATATTGTTTGTTTCACCCCATGCCAGACCGAGCGGAGTGCGATCGAGAAAACTGTATTTTGAAGCGTTGTACGGTGTTTTGAGAAACGGCACGGCATAGCGCACCATTGGCACACGCTGCAACGTCTGCAATGCTTTGCCTACGCTATCCATATCCGTTTGCAATGTTTGATACTTTGCCGCGGCTTGGGCTTTTTCCATCATGTCGGGCGGCGGGTTAGTAACGGCTTCGGCAATAAAATCTGAGAGCTCCTCGCCTTCCAGCCCTTGCGCCCGGCCTCTGCGAAAACTTTCCTCGTAAAGCATTGATCGCTGCGCAACCACTTTAAAAAAAACGTCACCGGCCTCGAGCGTACGAAAACTGATGCGACCGCCTGTTAGAACATGCCCAAACCAATCTATAGTCGTTCCAATGGCCCCGGTCTGCCCAAACGCTTCACCAGAAAATGCCGGGTGCCGACCATCGCGAGCGCGATCAATCTTAAATCCCGGTAGATCATTGCTGCCCATATTTGCAAAAGCATCGACGCTTCCGACAAACGCCTCACGTAAAGCTATTTTTTGACCAAACAGCCGGGCTTGCATATCGGCCATTGTAAACACTTCGTCAGTTGAGCCGGCCAGCCTTCTAATCTGACCTATGCCAACTGCCGCAAGCCCCTCAATATTTGGAATTACAAACGTGCCGAGCAAGCCGCCAATAATGTTCTTGGTTTGCGTAATCGGATTGGTAAGCAACGCATGCTGCCAAACCTCATACATGGCATTGAATACTTTTTTGCCTAAACTGCCGCGAACAAATGCAGCCTTTTTATGTGGCGGTACTTTCTTGGAATAAAGCTCAGCCATTTTGCGCACGTTCTCAGGGCCACCGTACTCGTCGAGCATCTTGCTAAAGTCTCGAGTACGCGCTTGCATTGAGAGTTGCTGCGCCAAGCCCGGATCACCACCAACCTCGAACACTTGCGCCGGGATGTTGAACGCCCCTAACGCTCTTGCAATTTCGGTCTGAGACCCCTTGATGTTTTGCTGCAAATTAGCAACAAGCTCCATCTGATAGCGGAACGCCAACAGGTCTTGCTCGCTGCCGGTCTTGGCTGTTTCGGCTAAACCATCAAGCTTGCGCATTTCGCTGACAAGAAGATCTCTTGCAGCCAACATTGTCTCAGCCAACCCTTGGCCTTCGACCTCAATAGTTTGGCCTTGTTGCCTGTTTAAAATAGCATCGCGTAGTTTGCTCGGTCGTTGCCCAAGCAGGTTCGCCATCTGGCGCGTTGCTTCGTGGGTAATCTCTCCGCGTTTTGCCTCATTGATGTTGCCGGCATACTTCTGCGAGATCGACTCCATACGCTCTTGGATGCCGTCCTCATCAGGCAACTTGCCAGAATTGAAATCAGACAACCCGCCGGCAAGCAGCTCGTCACGATTGCCCGGTGCTTTCATTACACCATCTACATCCGCATCATCGACCTTGATGTAATCCTTGTATGGGTCATCGATAATAAACTGCTTAGGCGTATCAACTCGCGGAGCTGGCTCAGGCGAAACCGGCGGTGCATCCTCGACGACAGGAGAGGCATCGGGCGCGACCGCCGGCTCCACCTCGGCTGGGTCAAGGGAGTCATCCCCAGCCTCTTTTTTTGCCTTTCGCAAATCACTATTGATGCCGCGTAATTCTTCTGTCTCTTCTGTCGAAAGCTCTTGGCCTTCTCTTTTCATTTTATTGAGAACACGCCGCCGCTCTTTTTTATTTTTAATATCCTGTAGCGGTACAGCTTTCTCTTTTGCAGCTCCCAGCGTTTGCCAATTCTCAATAAACTCACGCCCAAGCTTACTTGGTACGCGGCTCATAGCGACTTGTGTATCGCCGGGCTGCTCGGTTAAAGGCTCACTCGGCCCACCGCTTCCCAGTAGTGAACTACTGAGCTGCTCAGTCTCATTAAGTGCCATGAAATTTTCCAATAAAAAACGCGGCCCGAGAGCCGCGTTACATTAGACATTTATAACTAAATTTAGCGTGTGTCGCTAGTCTTTACTTGTATCCATTGGCCGACCGCCGGCAATAAAATGACGTTCAGCACTAGATGCTTTCTCGTCTGCGTCCCGCTGTTCTTTCATCATCTTGGCAAAGAAGCTGTCTTCACCATGACGCTCGACTGCTCGATCATAAATTTCCTGCAAGGTAGGCATCATAATCTCCACTGTCTCTAAAAAATAGTCGCGTATCGTATTCAGTATATCTCGCGGCACTGACATAATCCAGCTTCTTTCCAAGCAATTCGACTAGATCGCCAATTCTGTCGGTTACTGCACTGGCACCCTCTTGGCCCCCGCCAAACTCGGGTATGTATTGCATCCGTAATCCAACATAATTATCTGCAAGCTCTGCGCCGCCGGCTTGACGCTCAGCGAACCTTAGATCCGTTGCAAAAGTAAACCCAACATCCAGATCCAGTTTATTGATAATCTTTGTGAGATTTAAAACCTCACGTTTGTTAAGCTTTCGATTAAAATATATCTCAAAGCCGGGGTTGGCCCCCTCTACTGTTCCCGGTTTCACTACTTCAGAAAAAAACGCGCTTTCCTGATTATTGTCTTTAGCTTCCTGTACAAGCTGCCGTATTGCGTCAGAGGGGTCGTGATTTTCTCGAGCAACATACTCAAAATCAATTGTTCTCTCATCCCATTTTTTGCCAGAGGGGTCTATATATCGACCGATAGACGGCGTTGCCTTTGCCATAAGAACAGTTGGATCAGGATCAACTGTACTTAACAACCTGCTTTGTGACTCATTCATGTCCGGGTCTTGTGGTATTTTGGCCTGACCCTCTTGCAGCGATATTCCCCCTACAAACCGCCGCGCCGGCACCTTTCGCTCAAGCATCTTCTCAGCTTCCGCGACTTCGCCTTCGCGCTTTTGAACTACCTTATCAAGTCGAGGCTGTAATGCTTCATACTTTTTAATTTCATTATTGTACTTGGCAAGCTGCGCGTTCACTTCTTTTCTACGCTCAAGAGCGACATCTTTATCCTCGATGTCCTCGTTTTTCATAATGTAATCACGCTGCTTCGCAAGTGTCCTAGCTTCAATAAAGTCTGCGAGCTCTTTTTTACCCGCTACCGCTTCCTCATAGACAGCTTTGCGCGCCGGGTCTGCGAGTGCTTCCTCAGTTGCGCGGCGAACAGCCGCATCCGGGTCTGATCTAACGGTGCTCCGCGCTTCCTTGACCTCTTCTGGGTTCCAGACACCTGCAAAGTCGGCCTCGGTTTCAAGCGATCCTTCTTCACCTGCTCGCGTTGTCCAGCCGTTTTCTGTCCAGATTTCTTTTTCCATAAACCACACAACGGCTTGCAGATCATCATCGTTAACATCAATACCTTGCTGCCTAAGCTTGTTTGCTGCTTCACGATAAACATCCTGACCGAAACCAAATTCACCACCGGGCTCCATTGTGGTTTTAAGTATGTCGCCGCCGACAGCTTGCTCCGCGGCGACAGGAATACGCTTTAGACCAGCAAGCCGGCGCAAGTTTCGCGCTGCCCAGACATCGATAGTTGCCCTTTGTTTTTCTCCAAATGCCGGGAATCCAATAATATTGCTTGCAAAATTAAATGTTTTCGGGCTTGAACCCGGAACAATGTCGCGGAATAAATCAAGCAACGCCATCATGGTTTGTGGGCTGTTTGTGTTAAATAAAGCACCGCTGCTTTTTGCAATCAGCGGGAACTCACCCTGAGCTGCATCAAATCCAATTTGCTCAGCCTCTTCTTTACTATAACCTTGTTTTAATGCAGCGTTTTTCGCTTCCTTCTTAACCCGGTAATGGTGATCAACGTAACCATCGTTTTCGGGTTTTCCGCTGCCGAGCTTGCGAGGGTCACCATTAGCATCAACTGAATTAAGCCATACGTCTAGCTTTGTTAAAGCATCGTCATACTCACCTCGCGTAAACCGACGCATTACCTCAATGGCGTTTTCCCAGTTTTGCTGGACGTTCGTTTGCGCGCTGGTTGTAGCAATAACGTCTGTAAACACATCGCCAAACGCGCCAAATTCAGCGCGCATGCGTTGACGCATTTCACTATACCATGTGCGGTGCTCCCAGATTGCCTTAGCAACTGGGTCGCCTGAGCTAACGCGCTGTTTAAGTTGCAAGACCTCGCTAACCATTTTATTCGATAGCGTATCTATATTGCCTTTATTGAGAAAATCATAAGACTGCTTTTTTACTTCTAATTGAATTTTTCCTTTAACCTTTTTCGCGCTTTCAACTTCAAACGGAGCCCAGCCGGCACTCTCAGGATACTGCGCTTTAAGACGTTTATATTCAGCTTCAACATCCGCGGCTTTAAGGTTTGCTTGCTCAGCAATAGCGTTGATTTGATCGCGCTCGCCGGGTTTAAAACGATAAGCTTTCTTCTTTCGCTTTCCACGCTTGGCACCTGTCGCTCGAGTGGAGCTGCCGGGTGTCGGCACACCACTGAAAAACGTGCCTGACTGCGCAGCGCGCACTGTATCGTTAAATCCTTTATAGGCACTCCGCACTACTGCCGGGATCACGATCGGCGCGGCTATTCCGACCCCTGTGCCGAGAACTGTGCCAACGCCGGCAGACACGCCGGTTTGTGGTAGGTTAAATTCCGTTTGACCACTGGTTGGAGATGCCAACTTGACAAACTGGCGTGAGGCATCGTCAACCGATCCATATATGCCCCCTTCAATGCCGGTCAAAATACCTGCCGGCAATGTTGCGCGCAGTGCCGCTTTCAAGCCTGTCTTGCCAGCCTCTTTTGCCGCTTGCTTGGCAAGAAACCCGACTCCTAATGTGGTGAGTCCAATCCAGCTCGTTATGTCCGTTGCCAGACCTTTAAACATGCGCTCGGAGCCATCCCATGTAAAATTGGGCAGCTTGTCGTAAGTCTCCATCATGTTATAAAAAGCAATGCGCTGCTCGATCGGCGCACCTTGTATCTTGTAAGCCATCATCGCCATCTCTGGCAGGTTCCAGTTAAACCGGCCCATAAGCTCAAGACCCCACTCACCGACATCCTCGTCGGAGATCTCTTCCCAGTCAGGCTTGTATGCTCTTACTTGTGGATTTACGAACATGCCATAAAGCGTACGTGCGCTATCAATCCACATGGGGTTTTTTACAAGCCCGGTGCTTGTGATTTGGTGAGGCCGGTCAATTGGATCGCTCTCGCAATCTAGTTCAACATCCGGGTTTTGCTCAACATACTCGGCATTATACCCGCATTGCTGAACGCGCTCTCGCGTTTCATTATCAAAAACGATAGGGCCGGTCGTTGCTACCGGGTTTTGCAGCGGTGCATTATCTTCCAGCATTCTTCTTTCTCGCATTTATCTCGGCCTGAGTAGGTTGAGCCACGTCATTGATGGCACCGTCTGTTTGATTACTGACTGCGCCACGCGACTCCAGATAACGCTTAACCAAAAACAGCGTTATCATTTGAGAGGCCAAACCTCTCGATGTGCCTTTAAACTTGGTTTTTGTTTCTGCGATTGCTTCCTCGACATCTTCCAGCCCCCACTCAGTCACTGGCCTATTAGGTCCATAACGCGGTTGCGGTAGTTGTTGCAGTGTCGGCTTGGCTCGAAAACTGTTTACGGCTAATTTAAACGCCTCGAGCGGAGGTATTCCATCTGCAACGTCAGATCGAAATTGGTCGAGGACGACCTGTCCACGTTGCTTTGCACCGGGTAAGATACTGTCGAGAATGCCCTCGGTTTTTGTCCAGCTCTCGATGACGCTTTCAAAGCTTTTGTTCTGCCGGTACTCCCGCGTATTGTTTTTGCGCGCATCGATACGATTCTCAATATCTCGCAGCGTTTCTATATCAAAGTCTTTTTTTAGCGCGTCAACCGCTCTCTTTTTAATCTCATCAAGGTCAGCCTGTGTGGTTGCCTTATAAATGTCTTGAATCATATCACGCGCTAGACCCTTGTTAACGACAATAGGATCGAACCGTTTTTCGAGCGCATCAAGCACTCGCGCATGCCCTTCGCGGGACAACTCAAGTCTCGCAAACGCTTCGGTTACTAGAGCAGCGGTAGGCAGCGTAACCCCTTTCTCGCCGGCTTTAACTCTAGCAATCCGCGTTATCATTTCTGCCTCAGTCATGCGCTGCTTGCGCTTGAGAGCTTTTTCATCCGCTATAATCTGGGCATTGGCACTGGATATGGCTTGCCGCGCCAGCCGCGAACTCAGGCTTTCAGCCCTTTCCGATAACCGCGTAGCATCTTCGGGATCGAGGTCAGGATATTTGCCGCCTTGGATTGCCTCAAAAACTTTATCTGCATTTGTGGAATCGCCGCTGCGAGATGCATCGAGCAGAGCTTGGCGCACTTCTCCTTCAGCAAGGTCGGCGCGATCATTTGATTCCGCTTTTTGTTGTTGCTCCGCATCATAAGCACCAATACGAACAAGCTTTTGATACACGCCCTCGACAGACATGATTGTCTGTTTCTTAACAGGGTCGATGCCGCCTACCCGGCCAAACAGCTTGTCTTGAATCTGTCGTTTGCGAACAGGTGACGCTGTTGCGTATTCCTGTTTAAGGGTCTGTGCCTCGTTAAGAGTATCTGCAATATAGCCCGACACCATCCGCTTGCGCGCTTCCGTACGCGCTCGGGCAACCATATTACCATCTTCAGTTGCCAGTGCGGTTTTGACGCGGGTTTTTGTAACGCTATCGAAAGACCCGGTTAGAACCTTGAGCCGCGCACGTTCCTTTTTTGCCACTCTAGCCAAATATACCCGAGCGTGTTCCGGGTCATTAAATCCGCTCGCCACTTTTTCATGCTCAAACATTGCTGTCTTATAAGCATTCTCGGCAGCGGTGACGTTCGTTGCCCGGCGTATGCTTAATTCTTTTTTGCTCCACTCCAGCAAATTACTTGTGGTTTGACCTGCAACCGCGGCTTGCGCTTTAGCCGGCGCAGCCATTGCCGCTGCACTGAGCTGAGCTGTCAACGGGCGCGCACCGCTATCCGCTTTCATTTGCGTTTGAGAGCGATAGACTTTTGGTATTCTGATCGTTTCGGACATTATGCAAACTTCCACATATACGCTGCTTGCTGCGCGTTGCCTAGTAATGACCCAAATGCTTGTATTCTGGATGCCCGTTTCTGCGCTTGGCCTTCCATGCGCGTAAGGTTTGCCGTTAACTGCATGTTAGTGCCTTGTTCTCGCAGCGCGAGCGCATCGACTCTGGCGTTGTAGTCGCGCATGGCAAGTTCTTCATCTGCTTGCGCGGCACTTTCCATCTGCACTTTGAGCGGCGTTCCTGTTTTACCTTTGACGTTAGCCTTTTCATATGCAACGCCAACGGTATCGAGAAACCGCCCTGCCTGTTTAACAAACTTTAAATCATCGAGATCCTGTGAAAACAGCCGCATTTCGGCTTGCTGTTCATAGACCTTGGCATTGCGTTCCGCGATCTTGGCATTGTACTCAGCCGTACGCGCAGCCGCGTTGCCAGCTTTCATGTGGCCGGCTGCGCCGGTTAAAGCACTTGCGCCGGCGAGTGCGTATAAAGGAACCATGCTCATTTTACGATCGCCACACGTAAATAGTTAGCGCCATCAGGTCCAAATTTTTTCATCACACCTTCTTTCTCAAATCCTAGAAATTCCGTAAACCGTATTGCCGTATGCCAATCCGATCGAATGTTGGCTTGCAGTCTCCAATACCCGCCTTCATCAATCTGATTGTACAGAACCTCTTTTGTTGCCCGAGCGATCGTGATCGGGTAATCGCTCATATCATCCGTTGCCACAAACCAGCCTTCACCAACACCCGGCCAGAGTTCCACAATGCCGCTGCATATGATTGGCTTGTCGTCGGCCATGAGCGTGACCGAAAATTTGGATTGCTCCATAATTTGCGCATGCGTTGGATCATCCATCGACCGGGTATGCCCCGAGTTCATAATGGCGATCGCATGCTCAGCTTTGTATTTTTCAACTATAAACTCAGGCATCAAAAGTTTGGAGTCGAGCGTAAACGGCTAGGATCGTCATAGGCAGTGGTTGATCCTGTACGACAGTGATATGCCCATCTGTCGTATAGCCGTCCTTGAACTCGATGTCCTTGTCTCCTGTAAACAAGTCGAGTGCGGTATCCATCTCATCTGCGCTCGAGCGAAATGGTATAAGATCCAAATCCGTTGAGCTTGGCCCGACCTTGGCACCAACCGTGTTATGCAAACGCACAGTGACATCATGGATGCGTTTGATCTTGCCCTGCGAGCTGCCATCAACGGATCCACCTTCGACGCGCATGGTGCGTAGGGTCGATGAATACGGCAGTCCGACATGCACCTTGGTCGATGATCGCTCGAGAGTAATTGCTCCTGAGCTGACAGTTTTATTGGGATGCGTCGAGCCATCAGCCAATATGGCAACGCTTGCACCCTCGAGGTGATCAAGCCCGGTAATGCTGGTTGTCGCACCTCCGCTGTACGTCAATCCGCTATCAACAAAAAACGCATCTGTAACCGCACCAAACTCTTGCGCCTTTATGTATTCAACATACCTCCGGGTAACTGAGTTGATGGTGCGTTTGGTAAGAATCCATACTTGATCTTCATCGAGATCGCCGGGTATGACTGCGACAGACTCGGCAGCTCCCGAGCCGCCTAGATCGTGCTTGTGCCATGCGACAACATTTTCCTCGCGGCGATACGTCATGCCCAGCAATGCGCCGTCAGCTCTGCAGCACCAGAGCACATTGTCGGGCTCTTGCTGTATGTCCATATCGACAATGCCGCCGGCCGTAATGTCCTCGCTAAGCAATGTCATATCGGGAGCGATATAACCATCGACATCAAAGTTATAGACCAGCTCGCGGATCTTGCGCTGGGCGCGCTGCAGAAACAAAACTACATTGCCGGTTTGCACCGGCGATACGGTTGCCGTGCCGTAGGTTGTTTGCCTTTTTATGTTAATCGATGTTGGTGTAATTGGTTCGTTGGCACTTGAACCCTGCGCAGCAAACTCGGCTGCACTGGTTCCAATAATTAGCACCCGGCCCGGTGACAGGTAGCGGATCTTGTTTACCTGCGAACTGGCTATGCTGTAGATCATGGCATCGCCATCATCTGCACCATCTGCGAATTGATCGAACCCGCCTGACTCTGAAAAGAAAACTGTTTGCGGCTGGTTGGTTGTACCGGCGTAAACCAAACGCTCCTCAAAAAAACATACGGCACTCGGGTAGCCGGTCGTATCGCTGAATGCACCAAGCGACCATTCATCTGTCGCCTCGAGCTTGCCTACCAGCGTATTGCCAGAGCTGGCACCTTCCGCGGCTAAATCATCGGACGGCGCTGTTAAGATTGTGTCGTCGGTTACGCTTACAATAAGCAAGTCTTTATTGTTCGAGCTAGTGCCTGACACTGTGATTGTGTGTCCGACTTTGAATCCTTGTTCGATGAATTTTTTGGCTGTGTCGGTAATGCGATCGTTATGCTCGGCCCCGGTCGCGCTGGGATCTCCTTCGACAAAAGCTATGGTTGCTGCCGTGTATTCGGGTAGCAGCTCGGCTCTGCCCTCGAGGTTATCCTGTACGGTGCCGACAACTTCAGTGGCACTATTGAAAGTATCGATCTTAACCCAACCGTCGTAAATTTTTATCAGCCGGCCAACATCAGTACTGGCAAATGTATCGGCGCTTGCTGTAATCGTGCAGCTCGAGCCTGTACGCGCTGACGCTGTAAGCGTTGTATCGGACGTATTCTCGTCTTGCATTGGCCCGTATTCGAGAGGTGCTTGCGTTAGCGTCCAAGCCGTGTTTCCCGTTCTTGTCAGCTTCCTTGGAAAATGGCTCGGATGCACCATCCACATGGTGTCAGCGGATTGCGCAAACTTCACATCGAATAACTGCGCCTCGAGAAATGGTGACGTAATCTCGTAAATACGATTTGCAACGCCAGCCGAGCCGTACGCTGTAAAGCTTGTACTATTGATGTTGGTGCCGTCTTTGTTTGTCAGCTCAAAAGTATTGGTTGTTTTGTTTTTAACGAGGTAACGCTTGCCGTTCAGCTCACTCATGCCTACCACTGAACTTATCGTTATTTCCTGATTATTTTCATAGCCATGCGAGCTCGAGGTGATGACGCAAGGATTCGCCTGAGTCGCTCCTGATATGGTTTTGTTCCCCTCAACGATCTGCCCGTTGTTGGTAAAAAACCGCATGTACTGGTCGCCGAGCTCAATGATGTAAGTCTGGTCGGTATTGAACTCGAACGGTATCAACCTTGTTGCTTTGGAGCTGGTCTTAACCTCGGCAGCAAAGTACGTGCCGGGCCGGCGGGTTGCGCCGCCATGCGGATGCACAAGAAAATTAGTGAGCGTTGTACAGCCGTTAAAATATTTTGCCAGATCCGTTCTGCCGTCGAGCCGACTTGAAAGCTGACCCGCACTAAAATTGGAAAAGGCAATTGATGCCCGAGCCATTTACAGCCTCACAGTTGTGAAGTTATCGGACACCAGCTCAGCCGGCGTTCCTTCCGTTGCGTCGGCAAAACGTGCCTCGCTTAATTTCATAAGATACAGATTCCAGAGCTGCTCAGTATGCGTTGTACTGTTTGCAAGTCCGTACGAAATCTCATGCGCCATGCGCGCCGAGAGCGTTTCCGTCAGCATTGCATCATACTCGTTAGCGTCGGTGATCCGCGCCACATAGCGGATGTTGATTGAGCCCTCATCTGTAAGTAGCGACCGGCCCTCAATAACGTAAGTGACACCTTGGGCAACTTCGTTTTCGACATCGAGAACGCGCAAGCAGTAGGGGTCTGCCGGCAACTGGTATTGATAGGCATATTCATAAGCCGGCGTGTCTGCGAGCTGCGCTAGTGAGGCGCGGCGAATGATGCAGTTCCAAGGATGGGCGCGCATTACCGCATCGCGTACAAACGGAAACCGCTGGTTGCACACGCGGCCTGACTTTGAGTCCTCAGTCAATGAAATGATATTAGACGCGCCTATCATGTTCAAAGCCGAGTTACAGATATCAACGTCAGATGCCATGAAAAATTCTCCAAAAGAAAAGGGGGAGCCGTAGCTCCCCCGATTCCGTTAGCTTACAACGTAGTGGATAATGAAGGAGAGATCCCCCTCGGTTCCACCCGCTGCCGCCATCGTTACGGCAATGTAGTAATACCCGCCGGGGTCAACTGATGCCCCCGCAAGTTCCCACATTTTCTTTCCAACGGTATTGATGTTGGAAGCCTCATGTCTAACGTCGGCCATTGCACCAGCGTCAGCGACTGCGGTGGCGAAAGCGTCTTCGTCCACAACAACGCCAGCGGTGGTGTAAATACCGACGTTAAAGGTGTTAGAACCACCCAACGTGTCAGACCCGATATAGAGATGCGGGACTGTTGCGTTTGATGGCACTGGAGCAAGCATCAAGATGTCATCGTCATCTGAGTCTCCAGCCGCGACAACGATCGTACCCTGAGCTACACGCATCACGCCATGTAACAAGGCTACATCGTTCATCTCTTGTGGGTCAGCCTCAAAGTTGGTGACCAAAGTGGAGTTAGCAGTACCCATTGATCAGTCCTCCTTATGCCGACTCGTCTATGGCAATCTCGACTACTTTCTCCTCTTCCATGCGAGTCGCCCCGATGGTCATGCAGTAGTAGATTTGCGTACTGTAAGACTTATCCGCTCTCTCGGTGATCCGCGCTTGAACATCCTTACCAACGGCCAAGAGAAGGCCGTCGCCTTGCCATGCAAAGCAGGTGCGGATGTTGCCGGTTTTCGCCAAGCGGGTTGAAGTATGGAATTGGAACCCGAGGTAAGAATTTAGGCTACCTTGAACCAGAGCTTTCACAGAGTTGTAATCGCTCGATTTTACCTCAGTTGTATTCAAGAGATCTTGAAGTCCAATTGGTGAAATAACGATGTGGCGACCCTCTTCATCGACATCTGCCGAATCCATGATCTCCTTGGCACTTAAAAGCTTTGCCAAGGTGAGCCCGGCACTACCGTGAGCGATCTGGTTCGCTGCGAGCATAGAGGTACTCGTTGAACCCGATTTCCCGGTTTTTGATGAGCCAGTAGCCGCAGCGATAATTACATCATCGATCGATCTCGACATAGCCGCCGCCGCCGCACGGGCATAGGTGCTTGTCGGGTCAATCAACATTGAAACTTTATCGCTATCGTCGATTAGATCAGCCCATTCGTACGTTTGAGCGGTCACCATTCGCCGGCTATGAGGCGTTTCCATGAGTGGAGTGTCGCTGTGGCGGCTGCTTTTAACCACTGCCGCTGCCGACCCCACCTGATCGAAAAATGCCTTCTCGCCGGTGATGGATTCCTCACGTACGCCTGAGCGGAGCTTTGAGCCTTTTTGCTGCGTCAGCAAATACACATTGCTTGAGAATTGCTGACTAAAGGCTGTAGTGACTTGAGTGCTCATGTCACTTTCCTTTCCGTCTAGGGTTTATGAGAAAATTTGCGACCGGCTACCCCGTACAGGACCGCATCTTCATTTTACGTCTGATCGACGGCGTGCTCGCCAGTTGTGGACGGTTACCCGCTACCCTTACGCATCATCATCAAAGTAGATGTATCCGTATAATCGATTGCGTTCCGACACATAGTGATCGTGTTGCGGATGCGCTCGATCAAAGAGAGGTCCATCAGGACGCTCAATCTCGACTAACTTGGTTTT